TAAAAGTTGATCCTGATACCGGTGAACCAATGCCAGGAACAAAATGGGTCAATGTTCCAACTGTGTTTGAGAATGGAAAAATAATAAATGATGAAGACTTCTTAATGAAGTTTTACAAACAAAACAATTATGTTGATCCATTAACAAACGAAAAACTTAAATTTCATGGTTCTTTGGAATCTGCGATTGATGCCGCAAAACAAAGATCATCTAAATTGATTGATTGATTGGAAAACATATGGAAAACATGACTGTTGAGCAAATACTGCAGCGGCACAAAATTGCTCAGACCAAAAAGGATGACTTCCGCAGCCTCTATGAGGATGCCATGGAATTTGCCCTACCGCAGCGCAATCTGTATGGCGGCGAATATGAGGGCAAAGTTGGCGGCAAACGCAAGATGACCAGAGTCTTTGACTCAACCGCCATCAATTCCACCCAGCGATTTGCCAACCGTCTGCAATCCGGCATCTTCCCGCCGCAGCGCAAGTGGTGCCGTCTCGAGCCAGGCTCAGACATTCCAATGGAGCGCCGCAGCCAGGTCCAGTTGATGCTGGATATGTACGCAGAAAAGATGTTTGCAGTCCTGAAGCAGTCAAACTTTGACATTGCAATGGGAGAATTTCTGCTTGATCTGTCTGTTGGTACAGCAGTCATGCTGGTGCAAAAGGGAGATGCAGTCAATCCAATTAACTTTATCCCTGTTCCGCAATACCTGGTTAGCTTTGAAGAGGGCGCCAATGGCCAGGTAGACAATGTCTATCGCAAAATGCGGCTCAAGGGTGAATCAATCAAGCAGCAGTGGAAAGATGCAGAAATCAACCCAGACCTGCAGAGACTCATTGATGACAAGCCTACCGAGGAAATAGACCTTATTGAGGCAACTCTGCTAAACATTGAACGCGGAGACTATGGGTACTATGTGATTCATGAAAAGACCAAATCACAATTGGTTTACCGCAAGCTAAAGTCCAGCCCGTGGGTGGTCAGTCGATATATGAAGGTGGCTGGCGAGATCTATGGCCGCGGCCCTGTGCTGACAGCACTGCCAGACATCAAGACTCTTAACAAGGTCAAGGAACTGCTGCTTAAAAACGCATCCTTGGCCATCACAGGTGTTTACACCGCGGCAGATGATGGTGTGCTAAACCCTGCCAATGTCAAGATTGTGCCTGGTGCAATCATCCCTGTTGCCAGAAACGGAGGACCCCAGGGCGAGGCTCTAAAGCCTTTGCCGCGGGCTGGAGACTTCAATGTGTCTCAGATCGTTATCAATGACCTGGTCCAGTCCATTAAGCGTACCCTGCTTGATGAGAGCCTGCCACCAGACAATATGTCAGCCAGGTCTGCCACAGAGGTTGTGGAGCGGATGAAGGAACTGGCCCAAAACCTGGGCAGCGCCTTTGGCCGACTGATCAACGAAACAATGATCCCGCTGGTGACCAAGATCCTGGAGGTCATGGACCAGAATGGCATGATTGTGCTACCCATCCAGGTCAATGGCCTCGAGGTAAAGGTTAGCCCCGTATCGCCGCTGGCCATGGCACAGAACATGGATGAGATCAATAACATCCTGCAGTTCATGCAAATCACCGCCAGCATGGGACCAGAGGGCCAAATGGCCATCAAGGCAGGCACGGCCATTGACTACATTGCTGACAAGCTGGGTGTTCCTATTCAGGTCAGAACCACTGGCGAGGAGCGCAAAGGACTGATGCAGCAAATGGCGCAGGCGGCCGCTATGGCACAACAACAGCAACAAGGCGCGCCAACTGCAGCCCCAGCCGGTGAGATGATGCAATGAGTTGGGATGATCTGGAACAGGACCCTTTTGTAAATACGCCTGGACAAGAGGGAGTCGATTTGAACCTTCAAGTTGCCAAAACATTTGGCACAGATGAGGGTCAAAAAGTGTTGGCGTGGTTGCGAAACTTTTACCTTGAGCAGCCATGTTGGCAACCGGGCGCGGATAGTTCGCTTGGAATGTTCCGAGAGGGACAGAACAGCGTCATCCGCGATATTGAAAATCGAATCAGAAAGGCTAAACAGAGATGAGTGATACAAATGACAACCCCGGCCTGCTGGCTTCTGCAGCCGAAGAAGGCGCAGAAACAGAGCAGACAACCGAGGGCCAAGAGTTATCAATCAATCATGTGCAAGGAACAGCAGAACAGGACGACACTCCGCTGGAGCGCCCTGACTTTTGGCCAGAGAAGTTCTGGAAAAAGGAAGAAGCAGCACCAGACCTAGAAGGAATCTCCAAGTCATACATTGAATTGGAGAAGAAATTCAGGGCGGGTGGTCATAAACCACCAGAAAATGGTGAGTATGACATTGACTCAATCGGACTTAAGGCAGATGACCCGGTAGTAAAAAGCTACGTTGGGTGGGCGCAAAAGTACGGTATCAGCCAAGCTGCATTTGAGGAACTGGCCAGGGAAGTAAACAGCATTGGAACAAACAATCTAGCCGAGGCCAAGCAAAGTATGCAGGCAGAGCTAGAGGCACTGGGACCCAATGCCAAGGCAATCATCACAGACATGGCCAGGTGGGGACAGGGAATGGTTCAAAAGGGCATTTGGGGAAAAGATGAGTTCTCGGAGTTCACCCGTTGGGGGGATACCGCAAAGGGCATTAAAGCCCTGCAGAAGCTGCGAGAAACATATGAAGGTAGGGTACCCACAGAAACCCTAAAACAAAGCCCTGAAGGCTCTGTATCCAAGGAAGAATTGGATGCAATGGTTGCCAACCCGGAGTACAAGGCAAATCCCGCCTACCGGGCAAAGGTTGAAAAACTATTTGAAAAGATGTATAACTGAGCCGCAGTTGCCAAACTGCTCTCCATAAGGGTAAACCCCTAGTTAGCCAGGCCTTGTGCCTGGCTTTTTTTCTGTGCTATAGTCTGGTTGTTGTCGTGAGAAACAACAAGTAAGGCTGTTTGAACGAGTATCTTCTGCCTTATCCAATGCGTGTAGGCAATATTGGATAGGGTTCTCACCAGAGGATGCTCATTCAAGCGGCCTTTTGTTTTTGCCAGACAACCGTCAGGGCGCGTTAGCTGATGGTCTGCATGGACTGAACCCAAGAAACACCGGGCCTGGTACACCCCCAGGAATCCCGACCAGCCTGTTAGCGAGGGACTGGTGTAGGTATGGTGAAAGCGGTGGGACAAGCGCCATACTGGATGAATCGCTACCTCATGGGTACTCTGGGAGAGACTACAAGCTAGTCCCTTCGGGAGGGGCAGGATACCGAGCTATCCACCCTTGGGGAACCTATGTGTAAAAATAATGCTTGACAATCTTAATTTTTGCCTATAATAGGGGCGTGGACAACCGCAAGGCCCATAACAGCAGTAACCTGCTCAGTGGTGCGCTGTAAGGCACAAGTCTAAGGCCCAGAGTATTCTGGATAACCGTTGGCGATAAACTTTTTTCATCAACTGTTTCTAGGAGAAACAAATGGCAGTTAGTATCTCTAACGCATTTGTAACCCTGTTCGATACCGAGGTTAAGCAGGCCTATCAAGCGGAAGCTGTCCTGCGTAATACCGTGCGTCTTCGTACTGGCGTTACTGCGTCTACCCACAAGTTCCCCAAAATTGGGGCTGGCGTTGCACAAGTTCGCGTTCCGCAAACTGACGTAACACCTCTGAATGTGACCTATTCACAGGCCACTGTGACTCTCAGCGATTACATTGCTGCTGAGTATTCAGACATCTTCAACCAGGCTAAAGTCAACTTTGACGAGCGCCAAGAACTGGTACAAGTGGTTTCCAAAGCCATTGGTCGCCGTTCTGACCAGCTTATCATTGACGCATTGGCCGCATCTAGCACCAGTCTGACCGTAAGCAATGACATCGGTGGCACGGATACCAACCTGAACGTGGCCAAGCTGCGCGAAACCAAGCGCCTGATGGACGCCAACAACGTGCCTATGGAAGAGCGATACATCCTTATCCATGCCAGCAACCTGTCGAGCCTGCTGTCTGAGACCTCGGTCACCAGCAGCGACTTCAACACGGTCAAGGCACTGGTGCAGGGCGATGTGAACAGCTTCCTGGGCTTCCAGTTCGTCACCATTGGTGATCGTTCTGAAGGCGGCCTGACTGGTGGTGGTTCTGGTGCTGACCGTACTGTCTATGCCTGGCACAAAGCCGCTATGGGCATGGCCGAAAGCATGGCAATCCGCTCGGAAATCAACTACATCCCGGAGAAAACCTCCTGGCTGGTAGCCTCGATGTTCTCCGCTGGCGCCATTGCTATTGATGCTGGCGGCGTTGTTGCAATCACTTGCCGCGAATAAGGAGTAAACATCATGGCTTTTTCTTCAGCAGGTTGGAGCGTTATTGGCGCTTCTAAACGTGGAAATGCTCCCAGCGTTTACACATACTCCACCACCGACACCATTGCAACGGTGAACACCGAGGGTTACTTTAACACTCTGGCCAACACCCTTGCAGTAGGTGACTTGATCTATTGTTTGACCAGCACTGGGTCCACTGCGGTTGCAACATTGGTATATGTACTGTCCAACTCCGGTGGGACGGTCGATGTCAATGACGGCACCACGTTGGCCAATACTGACTCTGACTAAATAGTAGTCAAGTGAATAGGCCAGTCACTGAGTATTCGGCGACTGGCCTTTCTTACATTGTGAGGTTATAGATGGCCGCTGGTGATACAGATCTCAGGATTTGTTCTGATGCATTGCTAATGCTAGGGGCAAAATCAATTACGTCATTTAATGAGGGTACTGATGCCAGTAACATTTGTGATCGCATCTATCCTGACCTAAAGAAAGCAACACTCCAGGCATACCCGTGGAGTTTTACTTTTAAGAAATCTGTCTTGGCACAGACAATAAACACGCCAGT